CAACTTTATCTAATGCTGGAACTATTTCTACAGCAGGAATAACAGGTGGAACGATTAATAATCAAGGAACCATTACAGGACTAGCTGGAGTTATTAATTGGGATACCACTGCAAAGACAACTGGATTCACAGCTGTATCTAATACAGGATATTTTTGTAATACAACTTCATCAACTTTTACAGTCACTTTTCCAGCATCACCAACAGCTGGTGATGTGATTGGTTTGAAAGATTATGCAAATACTTTTGATACAAACAAATTAAGTATTGACCCAAACGGAAATAATATTCAAGGTTCTGCATCTAATTTTGATATAACTGTAGAAGGAACAGCTGCACAATTTATTTATGTTGATGCAACACGTGGCTGGGTTCTTACAGATGCTTCCAAGGCAAGTGATATTGCTCAACAAGCATTATTTATTACTGCAACAGGTGGATGTGTTTCTTGCTGTGGAGATTACAAAATTCATACGTTCACAGGACCTGGGACTTTTACAGTTACGTGTGCAGGTAACCCAGCAGGTTCAAATACAGTAGATTATATGGTTATAGCAGGTGGCGGTGGTGGTGGGGTTGATATGGGTGTTAATGCAACTCCAAGAAGTGGAGGTGGTGGAGGAGCAGGAGGATTTAGGGAATCAAAAAAAGCATGTGCACCTTGGACAGCTTCTCCATTAGCAACTCCCACAAGTTTACCAGTTTCAGTTACTGCTTATCCAATTACAGTAGGTGCTGGAGGTGCTGCAGGATTGGCTTCACCTAGCACTCAACCCACCGTAGCTGGGGATAGAGGAAATAATTCTATTTTTTCAACTATAACATCTACAGGAGGGGGAGGTGGAATGGGACATAGAGGTCCTGGTGATTCTACAGAAAGATTTTCAGGATCTACTGATGGAGGTTCTGGTGGAGGATATCAAGGAGGTTGTCACCCATCTTGTTCAACAGGTGTTGGAAATACACCTCCTGTAAGTCCACCACAAGGAAATCCAGCTGGTTTGGGAGGAGGTGCTCCAAGTTATGGTTATGGAGGTGGTGGTGGAGCAACTGCAGCAGGAAGCAATGGTTCCGCACCTCCTACAGGTGGTGGAGCAGGAGGCACAGGAGCAAATACATCTATTTCAGGATCATCAGTATCATATGCTGGAGGTGGAGGTTCTGGTTTAGGAGGAGCAGCAAGTCCTTGTGGAACAGGTGGAGCTGGAAATGGTAGTGCTGGTACAGTAAACAAAGGAGGTGGAGGAGGTGGAAATAGATCATCTAATGCAGGTGCTGGTGGAAGTGGAATTGTTATTATTAGATATAAATATCAATAATAAATGTGTATTTACAAACTTTAACAAATAAGATAAAAGGAGAAACAATATGGCACACTTTGCAAAATTAGGAGCGAACGGAAAAGTTATTCAAGTGTTAACACTGGATAATAAAGATATGTTGAATGCTGACGGAGTTGAAGACGAAGCAGTAGGTCAACAATATTTAGAGAGACACAATAACTGGCCTGCTCAAATGTGGATTCAAACATCCTACAATACATCTGGAGGAAAACATTCTTCTGGTGACAATACCAAAGCATTCAGAGGAAACTATGCAGGTATTGGTTATACTTGGGATGAAGATGATCAAATCTTCTGGCCTAAAAAACCATATGCATCATGGGTCAAAAAAATAGATGAAGCTAGATGGCAATCACCAATTGGAGATGCGCCTGAACTAACTCAAGAACAAAAAGACCAAAATACAGCTTTAACTCACAGATGGGGTTACAACTGGAATGAAGAAGGTCAGTCTTGGGATTTAGTAGATTCTAAAACTTCCTAACTCTTGACATTATCATAGAATCTTACTACATACTGTAACAGGTATGCACAAGAAAGTATTGTCAGAAATAGCGTTGTATCATGGTACTATTGATATGCCAAAGTATTGGGATATTGATAGAGAAAAATTAGCGCAAGATATTTTAACTCAAAATTTATTTAATAAAGAATTTCCATTCTCAAGACAATGGGACATGCTGAATACATACATGCGAGATCATATTAATTTAGAATATGGTTTTTCTCTTATTAATAAAAAGACATGGGGAAATATTTATAAACCTAAAGAAGCTTCACTTCCTTTATTACAAGTTGATAAAGTTGATTTAAGAAATTCACCTGACTTTGTATTTTTATATGGAGTCAAACTTGCTAAAGATTCTTGTTTTGTCAGAATTCATTTTGATGATAATAGAAGAGCAGGAAGAAGTTGGGATATACCAATCAATAATAATCAATTTATTATGTTTCCAGCTACACAAATGTATTACATTTCACCTAATACCAGCGATCAATTAAACTTTATACAAACGATTACTTATGAATTTATCTAATCATTATTGGGCTTTTAAGTCTGCATTACCACCTAGATTATGTGATGATATTATTAAATATGCATTATCAAAAGATGAAACGATGGCACGAACAGGTGGATTTGGTGATAAAGAATTAAATGAAGATCAAGTATTAAATATGCAAAGAAAAAGAAAATCAGATTTAGTTTGGCTCAATGATACTTGGATTTATAAAGAAATACATCCTTATGTTCATGAAGCAAATAAAAGAGCAGGTTGGAATTTTGATTGGGTACGATCTGAATCTTGTCAATTTACAAAATATAAATTGAATCAATATTATGATTGGCATTGTGATTCATGGGATAAACCTTATGATAAACCAAATACTCCTGAACATGGAATGATTCGAAAACTTTCTGTAACCTGTCAATTAACGGACGGTTCTGAATATACTGGTGGTGAGCTTCAATTTGATACAAGATCTTATGATCCTCATATGAGAGATGAAGATAAACACGTCATCACCTCAAAAGAAATATTACCCAAAGGTAGTATTGTGGTATTTCCATCTTTTGTCTGGCATCGTGTTCAACCCGTAACGAGAGGAACTAGATATTCATTGGTTATATGGAACCTTGGGTATCCATTTAGGTAGGTATGCAAATATTAGAATATTTTAAAACACCCATATGGATTGAGGAGAAACCTGAATTCATTAAATCATTAAACAAGGCAAGTGATCCTTATATTAAAGAAGCTAAAAAAAGAAATAAAGATCATATTAAAAAACATGGTGACTTTGGAATCGCACATCATTCTACACCATTAACCGTAGATACAAAATTTAAAGACTTTCATAATTATGTAGGTCAGAAGTGTTGGGAATTTTTGGATTGGCAAGGATTTGATATGTCACAATATCAAACATTCTTTGAACAAAGTTGGGTACAAGAATTTGCATCTAAAGGTGGTGGACATCATTCCGCTCACATTCATTGGAATACTCATGTCAATGCATTTTATTTTTTAAAATGTGGACCTGATACATCTTATCCTGTTTTTCACGAACCGCGAACAGGGGCTAGAACAACAAAATTAAAAATGAAGCCTGGTAATGGAATTTTTCATGGAACCGAATTGGTTCATTTCAAACCAAAGCCAGGAACACTCATTATCTTTCCAGGATACATGGAACATGAATATGCAGTAGATTATGGTAAAAAACCATTTAGATTTATTCATATCTGTATTAGTGCAATATTAAAAGAAATGGCAAAGAAAGTATAATATGACAAAGAAATACAATTTTAAAAAAGATAACTTTTGTGTCATTGAAAAAGCAATATCCACGGATCTTGCAACTTTTCTTTATAATTATTTTTCTATGCAAAAGCAGGTATATGATACTTGTATCAAAGAACGATACATATCTCCTTTTGAAACCATGATTGGTTATTATGAAGGTCAGGATGAACAAATTCCTCATACCTATTCTCAATATGCAAATATGGCTTTTGAGACTTTGTTATTAAAACTTCAACCTGTTATGGAAAAAACAACAGGATTAAAGTTAACTCCTAATTATACCTATGCAAGAATTTATAAACCTGGTGATGAACTCAAACGTCACAAGGATAGATTCTCTTGTGAGATATCTACTACCCTTAATCTTGGTGGAGATAAATGGCCCATCTTTATAGAACCTTCTGGAAAAGAAGGAATGAAAGGTGCTTCTGTTAATTTAAAACCAGGAGATATGTTAGTTTATAGAGGTAATATATTAGAGCATTGGAGAGAACCATTCAAAGGATCAGATTGTGCTCAAGTTTTCCTACATTATAATAATACTAAAACCAAAGGATCTAAAGAAAACCTCTTTGACCGAAGACCACATTTAGGACTTCCATCTTGGTTTAAACGCTGATATACTTCCTATTAAGGACAGGAGAACACCTCCATACCACTCTCCTGTCCGGTTAATAGGAATTATACATGTTTTTTGGAACAACATCATTTTCAGAGACACCTTTTGCAGATACAGGTTTTAATCCAAATGCATTTGTTAGTGTTTTAGGATCACAGGTTAATTTAGCAACAGGTCAAGTTGCTACACAAGGTAAAGCTCTTATTCTACCAACCGGAAATAGACTTAATACTTCTATTGGTAATGTTGTTATTAGTATCAACCAAAATGTAGCTGTTACAGGAAATGCTTTTAACATAGCAACTGGATTAGTAGGTTTTCAAATTGATGCCAATATACCTGTTACTGGAAATCTATTTGATTTTGCAACAGGAAGTGTCAATGTCGCTGATGTTGTAGGAGTTACTGGTAATAGAATTAATTTAGATACAGGGGATGTATCGGTAATAGCAAAAGCACTAGTTGCATTAACAGGTAATCGTTTAGATATTGAAACAGGTTTAGTTAATGTTGCTGATGTTGTAGGAGTCACCGGCAGTCAAGTAAATCTTGCTATTGGAGACACAACTGAAATTATTGCTAAAGCAGTAGTTCTACCTAATGGATCTAGAATTAATCTATCTACTAATACCGTAACTGTTACAGGAACTGCAAATGTATCTGTTACAGGAAGCAAAGTTAATGTAAGTATCGGGGATCCAACAATTGTAGCTAATGCTCAAGTAAGTGTAACCGGAAATAGATTTAATTTAAACACAGGAACAGTAACGATTGTTGCAAATGCTACTGTACTACCTGCTGGGTCTGGTCTTAAAATAGGAACTAATACTCCTAACGTTAAAATTTGGCAAGGGATTGTACCTGGGGCAAATCAAATTTGGGTACGAATACAAACACCATAGGATAAATTATGTATTTTGGAACTACTTCATTCGCTGAATCTCCTTTTGCAAGTACAGGTGGAGTAGGTCAAGTTGTATCTGTTACTGGTAATAGAATTAATATATCCATAGGAAATACTATAATTTCAGCTGATTCAGTTGTATTACCTAATGGAAAAAGAATTAATGTAGCTACAGGAAATGTAAGTATTAAAATTGGTCAAACTGTTCTTGTATCTGGTGTGGAATTAGAACTTGCAACTAACCCAGTAACTGTGATATCATGGAACCCAATAAACCCAGGAGTTGGACAAATTTGGGTACCAATTGACCCAGACGCATAAATATTATGGCATCAAATTATTCAAACGATATTAAACTAGAGCTTATTACTACAGGTGAAAAAGCGGGTACATGGGGAACCATTACTAATACTAATTTACAAATTTTAGAACAAACAGCATCAGGCTATTTATCATTAGATGTAGCAGCGGCCGACGTCGCGCTATCCTTGGCTAACGGTGCGGTATCCAATGGTAAGAATCTATATTACAAGTTAACAGGAACGCTGACCGCGAATCGAACAGTAACTATGCCAGATAGTGCTGAACGAGTATTTGTAGTAGAAGATGCTACCAATAGAACTTCTTCTTTATATAGCTTAACCGTCAAAACAGTTTCAGGAACTGGTATTAGTTTACCTATTCAATCTACTTCTTTATTATATTCAGACGGGACTAATGTTTCATTAGGAATTCAGAAAAAAGGATATACTACTATTAATGGTGCTTATACAGCAGTTAATGGTGATCAAATTTTTGTAGATACAAGCTCTACTCCTGTTACTATTACTTTACCTGCTTCTCCTTCCATAGGAGATCAAGTATCTTTATTAGATGCTAAAAACTTTTTTGCATCTAACAATCTAACCGTTGGAAGAAATGGTGAAAATATAAACGCTCTTGCTTCTAATCTAGTAGTTTCAACTAATGGTTCCGCTTTTACCTTGGTGTATGCCAATGCAACAGTAGGCTGGATCTATACTAATAAAATATAAGGAGGTAACATGCCTCTTCAGCAAGTTAACTTTAAACCTGGAATAGATAAACAGGATACGACAGTAGGTGCAGAAGGTCGTTGGGTTAGTTCTAATAATGTAAGATTTCGTTATGGTCTTCCTGAAAAAGTTGGAGGATGGGCATCTTTATTAACCGATACTATTGTAGGTGTGGCCAGAGCACAACATCCATTTGTAGATATTTCTGGAAATAGATATGTTGCTATAGGAAC